AACTGAATTCTTACAACATTTTTGCCATCAACCAATTATGAATGTGATTTCACATTTTGTAAGTGAAACTGTAAAAACAATGATAGATGCTGGTAATATTGAAGGTGCAATAATAACGCTCGGTGGGTCTAAAACTTCAAACTTAGTAGAATTGATTAAAACAAACAAACAAACAGAATTGGCTCTTGTAAATGAAAAAATTGCAACTTGTGACGATGGAAGAATACAACTTTATATTGAAAAAAAAGAACTTCTACTAAGACAAATTTCGTCAATCGATGAAAGATTTCAAAATATGCTCAGCGAAGATTGTTTAATTTGTTGTGAAAGATTTGAAAATCCTGTACTTGAACCAAATTGTCAAAATCTATTTTGCGGAGAATGCTTATTGAAATGGCTTCAACAAAAAAATTCATGTCCAACATGTAGATGTAGAGTAAATCCATGTGATTTAATTTATGTTGAAACAAATGAAGGGGCTGTAGACGAATCTGAACATAAATACATAAAAGAAATTAGGATGACTAAAGTTCAAAAAGTAATAGAAATTATTACAAATAAAAAAGATGGGAAATTTTTAGTATTTTCTGAATATGATAATACTTTTTATCCGATGTGCGATGCTCTAAGAGAACATAAAATTTCTTTTATTGAAATGAAAGGATCTTCAAAAAATAGAGAAAAACATATTGATCTTTTTAAAAGCGGAAAAATACCAGTTTTATTTTTGAATTCAAATTTCAATGGCGCGGGACTTAATTTAACTGAATCAACTGATATCATTTTATGTCACAGAATGTCGGATTCTCAAAAAACGCAAATTATCGGAAGAGCTAATCGAATTGGACGAACTCAAAAATTAACAGTTCATCAATTATTAGTGAATAACTCGTGATTTTTTTTAATATTTTTTTTCTAGATTTTTTTTTTTATTTTTTTCTTTTTTAATAAAGAATATAATGTCTGGAATAGTAAATTTAGAAAGCGCATTAAGAACATGCAAAGTTGACACTGCTTATCAGCAAAGAATTCAATCTGATAGATTTTTAAATCCTAAAAATCTTGTATGCCCTGTATGGAATGGGTTAGATACTGCAGGACGTGTTGCTTGTGCCGACTCTTTTTACACCAAAAGAGAAGGTTGTAATAGCGCACAGGATCGTGTTGGAGTAGAAAATATTCTAAGACCTCAATATATGCAATATATTAGTGATTCATTGGGAAATAGTTATAATAATAATAGTCCTACGCCGGCTCCTGCCACATCAGCTGTAGGAGTTGAAGGATTCAATTATGAAAGAAAACCTACATCTCAATGCAAAAGATGTTCGTAAGAAAAAATGATTTTTTTAAAAAAGAAAATCAATATTTTTAGTAAAATGAGCACCCAAGATTCAGTTTTGAATAATATGTTGGAATTATGTGAGAAACAAATGAGTGAAGGAGATTATTTAATTGCCGCGTCTCTATTGAAAATTGTCAATGAAAAAAAAGAAGTTAAGTCGGAATTTAGAACTATTTCATTTGACAGCCCAATTAATATTAAAGTCGGTAAACTTAATTTGGTTATTGATTCAATTGTTCAAAAATTAATTAGAAACACATATAGTTCATATTACCAAACAGATTCTGTTAATGTTCAATTCACAGATGAAAATGTTTCAATTAAAAAAACGTTATTTGAAAGTTGGATGACTTTTTTAATTCAAAAAGAAATGGCTTTAGAAGTTAGATTATGTGACAACTTATCCCCTAACTCAAATATAAATTATGAAAAATTTAAAAAATTTTTATTAAAAAGAAATGAATTGGATGATGATGAAGGCGAAGACTGGTTATATAGAAGTTATTCACTATATATTTCAGAGGTTGTTAATCAAAGCATAGACTTAAAAACACGAACAGTAACTAGTACTTGAATATAACTATAAATATAAATTAAATTAAAAATTTATTACATATCCACGCCAATTTGGTGTAATAAATTTATTTTTTCCCACTTCTTTTCTTTTTCTTTTTGCTTTTTTTCTTTTTTTTTGTATTTTTTTTTCCAACATCTGTAAAATCTGCGTTAAAATCTGCGGCGAAATTCAAATAATCAGGAAACAAATCCGGATAAAGTCTTATCAATTCTGAAATCTGTTCATCCCGCATTTTTTTATTCATTATTTATTTATTTAATTGTAATAATATTTTATTTAAAATTTTCAACGATACATTTTTAACGGTATTCGTTTATACATGCTTTATTAATTCCAATGTAAGCAGTATCTTGTGCATAGCATGGATAAACAACTGAACATGCGGCTTGAAAACATAAATTTGCCGGTTTTAGAGGATCTTTCTTTTTTTCTGTTTTATTTCTATTTTGTAATATATTTTTCGGTGTCCAACCGGCTTCTCTTTCAGATACTATAGGTCTGTCATCGGTTGGAACACCTTGAAACCATCTAGAATATGGAAAAACATCCATATCATTTTGAACATTATATATAGAATTTTCCACAATATAAGGTTCGTTGCTATTTTTGTAAAAAATTTCCATTTTAACAGAATCTATATTTTTTTGTCGTTGAATCTCGGCGCTGCTTTTGTTCATAGTTTATATTTATTTAAGAAAAATATATTTTAGTTTAAAATAATAAATAAAATGAAACTTGTGAAATACTCTGAGAAAAATGCAAATATAGGCGATGCAATGCAAACAATAGCTTTAATGGATTTCATTGAAAAAAAATACGATATAAAAATGACAAATTTTGAAGATCGATCTCAAATGACAGAAAATGACATGATTATTAATGGATGGCATAGACATCAGAAAGAAAAATTACCAAATAACGCATTATATATAGGACTTCATTCAGACAGAAATATGATGAAAAATATTACCAAAAATACTTTAATTGGTTGTAGAGACAAATTCACAATGTCAGAAGTCGAAAAATTACCTCATCTAAAATCCATTTTTACCGGATGTTCAACTTGCACTATACCGATTTATGACGGTCCAAGAAAAGGAAAAACAGTTTATATGCATGAAGATAAGGAAACAGGTATTATTCCATTTGATAAACAAATTATTATAGCCAGAAATCTTATAGATGAACTTAAAACAAAAGAACTAGTTACAACAAACAGACTTCATATAGCCTTACCATGTATTGCTCTTGGAACACCTGTGAAAATATTAAAAAGAGAATTTCAACCAGAAAGATTTTCTATATTGGAAAATAATTTATTTTCTGGATTTGATAAAATTATAACTTATAAACCATCTGGATTAAGAGATTATCTCGAGGAACAATTTATAAAAGGTTTTGATACAATAGTTTATAATTCGCCTAATTTCAAATCATTATTACTAAAGAACAGATGATAAATCTTCCATTTCACAAATATCAAAATCAAAAATCAATTCATCAAATTTACTAGGATTTTTCAACAAAGGAATTTGGCATTGATATAATATGTATTTTTCCATATTACTTGTGTAAATTGTTTCTAAATCAACGTTTATAACACAATCATTACCTATTAGATATATTATATTGTATTTTTGTAGAGCGACTTGATATTTATTAAATTGTTCCTCATTAAAGTCTTTTAATCCTAATTTACACTCGTAAATCGTATTTTTAGGAATACATATAAAATCAAATATACACTTCTCATATTTAAATTGACTTCCAATACTATCGCTGTATTTTTCTTTCAGAATATTTTCCCAATACTTTTCTTGATCTGTTGATCTTTTTTTGGCTATTGTAAAAGATTTTGCACCTTTATATTCTATTCCTCCAATTTTTTTTATATCTTCTAAAATAAATGGTATATTTTGTAATTCATAACATGACATAAATTCTTTAAAATCATCTCTTTTTATATCTAAATCCTTACCTTCCTCTTCTAAAACTTTTAACCATTTCGATGGAGCTTTTATATCAAATGGGTTATTTTTTTTCATAATAATATTATTTTTTACATCATTTTTCATCTTATTGATCATTTTCAAATAAAATGAATAACAAAAAAGTTCTTTTTCGCTTAATGCAATTTTTAAATCAGGTATTTGTATTAAATTGAAATACTTGTAATTTTCAACTAAATCATCTTCTTCACATTCAAATACATCTGAAAAAAAGTATTTTTTAGGGTCATATTTTTTTAGTGAATTGTAAAGATATTCATAACTTTCTCTGAACCAATCTTGTTCTACTAACCATAAACAATACTTACGATCTTTTAATAAATCTGTGAGATCATTATCTTTATATTTTCCAAACGTAATATAATTTACATTTAGTTCTTTTTTTTCTTCCATTTTACAATTAAAATTCTAATTTCTAAATCAATATTTTTTATTATTTTTAATATAATAAAAAATATGAATTCACCACATTCAGAAGAAAATAAAGACAAAAAAATTCTGGATCCGCAATACAAAGAACCTGATATAATTGTTAAAATATTCAGAGTTTTAGCTGTTTTAAAATTCGTTTTTTTAGCTTTTTACTGTTATTATTATAAATTGGTTTTGGTGTCACTTGTACCTATAATTGCAAGTATTGCATACGTTGCGATGTTTATAAATGAAAATAATATTTTAATTGCAAGATATACCGATTGGGTTTTAACAACTGGAATAATTTTATTTTGTATACTATACAAAGCCGAAATTCCAATCGAAAAAATATTTTTTTTAGTCAGTTTAAATTCAATAATGATGATTTCTGGATTATTTGGAAGATTGGAAAAATCTCATGCAAATAGAATTATCTGGTTCACAATAGGATGTATTTTATTTATTCCTATTTTTGCAAATCTCTTGGAAATATCTAGAAGAAATGATGAAAATAAAGAAAATAAAAAGAACTCTTTTTACACTATTATTTTATGGTCTATATACCCAATAGTTTGGCTACTCGCCGAAGAAGAAATAATTAGTATTGATACAGAAAATTCTATTATACCAATGATAGATGTTTGGGCAAAAGCAGGATTTTGCTATCTAACTTTAAAAGAACATGGTGTTGACACATGGTTAGATAAATTTCTTTCATATTTTAAAAAAAATATGGTTCTCCCTAAAAAGATTATTCAACAGTCTTTGAAATATTTTGTATTAATCATTATGATAATTCTAATAGTATTTTCAAACAAATGTGATAAAACAGCGATTATTAAGATATAATCGATATTGCATTATTAACATTTTTTTCAATTCGTTTATTTTCTTCATCATCTTTTGCTATTACAAATTTGTCATTCTCAAAACTGATTATTTCTAAAATATCTAAACTTTTTGAATTATTTAACACTTTTATTAATTCTTGTATTGTCGAAACAGGTTTATCATTCACTTTTGAAATAATAGTTCCTTTTTGCATATTAAGATTAGATGCTTCTGTTTGAGGAAATATCCAATTCATTATTAAAAAACTTTTATATCTATTTTCTCCTTCAATAAATTTAATTAAATTTTGATTGTAAAACACGTGATTTAAAGTTAATTCCCCGATGCATAGTCCATGTGTTATAATAAATTTATACGGTTCAAATCCAGGTAATGCTATTCTATTTCTATTAGATGACACAGTTTTAAAAAATACTTCTATATCTTGTAATTTTCCATCTCTAAAAATTTTAAAAGTAAGATTAGTTCCAATCGGTATTGAATCGAAAACTTCTTTTAAAACAAATTTCCTATCTTTATAATTTTCATTCACAAGAAAACCATCACTTTTTATTTCATATGACACTCCATCATCACCTTCATTTTTATCACATTTGTTTATAATATCAAAACAACCTTTATGTTTATAGATATCATTGAATGATATTTTACATAGAATGTCACCGATTTTTATATCATCTTTGAAACTACTATCTGGAAATATTTTAGAAATATATATTCCTTCTGAAGGACATTCTAATTTTCGTAGTTGAATTTCACTTGTTTTGTTATATTTAAAACTATATCTAGCCTGAATAACAACTTTGTTTTCGTCGCGGTCAATTGATTTTGATAAATCATCATAAATAGATAAAATGGTTCTAGAACCTACTGCATAATTTACATTTTGAGCAATTCTCATAAATCCTGCAAAACTTCTACCGGCTGAAACTATACCTATTACTTCACCCTTAGGGTTAATTAAAGGTCCACCACTATTACCAGGATTTATTGGTGCACTTGTTTCAATATAAGAAGACGTATCTTCGGAATCAATAAATATATCATTACCTCCTTCTTCGCTTGTAGTATTACTAAAAAATCCTGTAATAGTTCCACCAGTTGCTTTAATATTGTCAAAACCTAATGGATATCCGATTACAAAAACTTTATCTAAATGTTTCAAATCAAAATTATCAACAAATTTCATATTTATTTCATCAGCTTTTTTATCACCTAGTATAAGTTTACGATCTACTTCTTTTGCTATTTGACATAAAGCAACATCTTTTTCAACACAAAGTGAAATAATTTTCAATTTAATTTGTTTTTGTCTAAACTTTTCAGTTAAAGCATATAAATATATAGCATTCTCAACAACATGAGCATTTGTTAAAATCAAACCTTTTTCAATATCAATAATGAATCCACTTCCTTTACCGCTTGATTCAGTGTTTATCACATGAGGTGAAAAAGGATCGACATTTTTGAAATAACCGACTATTTGAACTACACTTATTGTTATATTTGGAAATTTAGTCATAACATTTTCTTCTAAATCTTTTAATTTTTGATCAAGTGTATTAATTATTTTATTCTCAAAAGTGCGAAACTTTAAGTCAATCTCATTATCAATATCTCCGACACCATCCATAGTTTTCTTTCTCAATGATATAGATCTTCTAGATTTCTTTCTCAATGATCTTGATCTTCTAGTTCTCTTCTTTACTGATCTAGATCTTCTTTTTAAAGGTTTAACCGACTTTATTTTTTTCACTTTCTTACTTTTCATTTAAAAATATTATTTTTTATTATATACAATTTAAAATTTAAAATATCGAATTTTATATTGATATTAAAATAAAAATAAAATGGGGAACGTAACACAAAATTCAAGCGAACCTATTTCATTTGATTCACCCACCTTGCTAGAATTGATTAAAACTGATTGTGAATATACAGTAGAAATAGGAAAATGCAGCACTTCTTGTGGTGAAGGAATTCAAAAAGTTGATTATAAAATAACAACATATGGAGTAAATGGTGGAAAATTATGCCCTAAGGATTATTTTCAAAAATGCTACAACAATGAACCATGTATTGATCCGGTTGTTGTCTCTAAACAAACCAGAAATGATCGAATATCTTTTATAAATATTCTAAATATTCCAATACAAGAAACAATTGGAAGTAAATTATTCTCCATGAATTTAAATAATATTTCAGATATAACATTAAATGAAGGATTATATATATCAATTGAATATTATTCATTTTTTCCTGTAAATTTTCAGTTTATTTCGGTTTCAATAAATGATCATGTTTTCCCTATTTCATCATCAATTTTTGAAAAAGATGAAGGTTATTTTAAACATAATTTTTTAATTACTTCAACAATAAAAATAAAACCTTATAGTAATATCATTTTCAATTTGTTTATTTGGAATTCTAATTTACAATCCACATCTTATACTATGCAAATAAATGCAAATTCTCATCAGATATAAATTAAAAATTGAAATATTTTTTTTAAAGAATAAATTTTTTAAAAAAGAAATGAAACTTAGACTTGTAAATTTTCGATGTTATTCAGACAGCAGTTTTGATTTTGGCGAAGATGGATTACATCTTATTTCTGCTCCAAGTGGACAGGGAAAAAGTTCTATTTTAATGTCTATAAATTTTGTATTATACGGAACAGGTCAAAAAGTTGTAAGTCATGGACAAACATCTTGTTCTGTTGAATTTACTTTTCAAGATTTACATATAATCAGAAAGAAAAAACCAAATAATTTGATTGTTAAAGTTGATGATAAAACTTTCCAAGATGAAGTTGCTCAAAATATTATAAATCAAAAATTCGGAACATCTTTTAATGTAACTGGTTATATAGCTCAAAATGCATTAAATTCGTTTATTGTTATGGGTCCATCAGAAAAACTTTCATTTTTAGAAAAGTTTTCATTCAATGATATTAATTTAGAAGAAATCAGAACAAAATGTAAAAATTTGATACAAAAAAATAATGAGACTTTTATCAAACTTATGTCACAAATACAAACGATGGAACAGGTTATATCCGAACTCTCTTTACCAATCGAAGTAATATTCCCTTTAAAAACAAAAAATATGGAACTCGCAACTAAAAATGAAGAGATTCGTTATAAAAATTGTGAAACATCTATAAAAAAAAATTCTCATATATTTTCAAAAACACAAAAGGAACTCACCGATACTTTCATATTGAACTCTTTTATTCAAAATAAAGATGAAAATATAGAAGGATTATCTTTAGCTTTAGAAAATTTAAGTTTAGAAGAACAATCAAGTGATTATATTGGGGATGAAGAACTAAAAATATTAAAAAAACGACTTCAAACTATAATAGAATTCAAAGATTTCAAAAATATAAGATCACAATTCGAAGAAAGTTCGAATCAATTGGAAAATATGAAAGAAAAAGAAATATTAGAAATAACAAATAAATTAGATTTGAAAAATAAATGTTTGTGGAACGAGTATAATAAAAATGAATGCGTTGATCTTATAAAAGACCTAAAAGGATTTTTGGAAGATGCCAAAAAAATCGCATTTTTGAAAAAACAGATCGATTCTAATGTAAACATAGATGATTTGGAAAAACGAGAAAAATTATTGGAAGATAAACGGTTATTACATGAAGAAAAACGAGAGAAACTAACTATTTTAAAAAAGAAAAAGATAACCTATTCATGTCCTTGCTGTAATAAAAATTTATTTTTTGAAAATGAAAAACTTTGCGCCTTTAATAATTCATTACCAGAATTATCTGAAGATTTAAAAGAAGAAGATTTGATTTCTGAAATTAGTGGATTAAACAAGGACATTAAATCACTTGAATCAACAATCAATAAAATTAAAAATAAAATAGATCAGAATCAAAAAATTAAAGAACAAATTGAAAATATAGAGAATCAATATGACGAACCGCCAAGCGTTGAGTCTTTTTCAGAAGATATTGAACACATGGAGAATTATTTGAAAACCCAAATTACACTTGAGAAAGAAATTTCTGTTCTCGAAAATAATCTATCAAATCAAAAATTTTCTTCTTCGTATTTGGTTTCTAAAAATAAAGTCGAACAACTATCAAAACAGATTAAAGAATATGAATTATCTTTTGAAAATATAGACGAAAATGTCTTTGATGAAGATGAAGAAGACTTACGAAATAGTATTTTCGAAGAACAAAATAAGAAAACTCAAATTAAAAATTTAGTAGATAAAAGAAAGAAAATAGAAAAAGAATTGGAAATTCAGAAAAAAAGCAATCAGAACAAAATAGATGAACATTTAAGCATATACAATTCTATAAAATCTGAAAAAGAACTCAATGATATCATGAATATTTTAAAAGAAGAAATTGAGTCTTTGAATTCTAAAAGAGATGAACATAAAGAAAATCTTGAAAATATTGAAAAATACAGCAAATATATAGAAGAAAAAGAGAAATATGATAACTGGATTAAAAAACTCGACGATCTGAAAGAAAAAGAAGAAATAGCAAAAAATAAGTACAATGCTTCTAAATTATTATTAGAAAAAATTATTGAATCAGAATCAATAGCAATGGTAAATATTGTGGATACGATAAATATGCATTCTCAAGTCTATTTAGAAAATTTTTTTCCTGATAATCCTATTAATGTAAATCTTTGCTGTTTCAAAGAAACAAAAAAAAATAGCAAACCTCAGATTAATGTTGAAATTAGTTATAAAGGATCAGATTGTGATATAACAAATCTTTCAGGTGGTGAGACATCACGGGTTATATTAGCATTCACTCTCGCATTGGCAGAAATATTCAATGTTCCTCTATTAATGTTAGATGAATGCACTGCTAGTCTTGATTCCGAATCAACATCAATTGTTTTTGACACAATCAAAGAACATTTCAAAAATAAAAATGTTCTAGTTGTGGCGCATCAATGCACAGAAGGAGTATTTGATAAAATTATAAAAATTTAAAATAATCTAATATATAAAAAATTAAAGAATGGAACTATATAATTTTATTTTATTATTAAGTTTTTTAGCAATGTTAATATCATTGATATCAGGAATCACTTTCACCGTTTTTAAATCAAAAAATGACGAATACGTTGAAACACAAAGAAAAACAAACCCTGATTTTTCCGATACTTATTCAGAAACATGTTTTGCATTGATGATAACATTTTTAGTTCTATTTGGTTTATTTGCCACTTTGTTATTATCTATTATTTTTTTAAAAAAAGAAATAACGATTCGTTTAGCAACAACCCCAAAAAAATATGAACCTTTATTACCATATGGTAGTAATCAAACCACACCTTCAACACCAGATAATTTAACACCAGATAATTCAACACCTTTAGGATTAAGTGGTGGAAGTAACTACTTAGGTGTAAAAGTAAGAGGAAGTGGTATTAAACCATTAAATTTACCAACATCATAATTTTAAATTTAAAAATGAATTTAAAATGAATTTACTTATCGTCTTTTTTAAGAGTCACAACTTCTCTTAAATCTTCCTCTACATAATCATATATTTTATACCACTCTTTCCCAAATACATTTTCCATAATACATTGTTCATTCTCCGTAAGCATACTCGGATGTAGCCCGGATTTTAAACTTTCACAAATATAAGATGCGGCATCGGTTAAAAATATAGGAATATTGTTTTTATCAGTAACACCAGCAGTTTCAAAATTGATTTCACCAAACATAGATTCACCAATTTTTTTATAATGTTCAAGTTCATCGTGTGACATCGAGTTGAGAGCAGACGTTATCATTGAATTATTCCACAAAGAATTTTCTTTTTCATTTTTTCTTTCTTCTAATTCTTTCTTTAAAATTTGTTGTTCCATTCTCTTATTATTTAAAAATAAATATCTTCTTTTTAAATAATCTTTTTTATAAAATAAAAATGAATCTATCTGAAAAAAATATGCAGTGGAAAAAAAACGCGATGCATCCGACCCGTCATTCATATCAAGTAATAACTTTTATTTCAAACAAATATCTAGTCCAACTGGATCAAACACGAACATAATCCAGATACTATTTGATATCGATAAAGGTAATCAAGAAATAATAAAACCACATGTAATTGAATATAAACCGCTTATTAATATCAATATAGGTGATGAAAAAACAGTTGTTGAAAAAATCACAGTTAACGTAATTGAAGAAGATTTATATTATTTGGCAAAAGATCTAATTTTAGTAATAGATTATGCCGTGTCAAAGTCTTATATTAAAGAAGATGAAAAATCCAAATTTACAGCACCAATTTACATGATTTATTAGTGGAGTAGATATGTCAACAAAAATCGAAGGACATTTTGTAAAAATAGTTAAAGACCTCAATCCGAAAAATGATGTCCTACCTGATAAAAATGATGTCCTACCTGATAAAAATGATGAATCTTCGTATAGTCCAGGTGTAATAGCTGGTATTGTCATAGGTTCTTTGGTATTAGTTGCACTATTAGTTGTATTGATTATTTTTCTTATTCGTAAACTAAGTAAAGCTAATACTGATTATAACACCACTGAAATGAGACATTAATTCGTTTTAAGAAATGTGAAGTTTATACTAAAAAAATGAAAATAAAAATTGTATTTTATCTATTTTTACTTATATTCACAGTATTCATTTTATACAAATTATACAATTATTCTTCTAACCAAAAAACTAATAATATACAGAATGAAAATGATATAAAATATAATTACAAAACAACAACTAATAACAAACATGTGGTTATCGTATCTATAACTACTTCCCCGAGAAGAATCAAATTAATGAAAAATACATTAGATTCTATACTCAATCAAACATATCCTCCGGATCTAATTCGAATAAACATTCCAAAACAATTCAAAAGAACTGGTCAAACTTACGACATTCCAGACTTTATAAAAAACAACCATAAAATACAAATTTTCCAATATGAAGAAGATTATGGCCCTATAATGAAACTTTTACCAACTTTATCAGACTATTCTGAACACCCCAATGCTAATATAATTTATGTAGATGATGATGTATTAATGTTGCCACATACAATCGAAACATTTATAAAGTATATTAATATAAATCCCAATTTTGTTTATTGTTTGTCCGGTTTTGATTTTAAAGGACCTCAAAACTGGATTAGGAACAATAATGTTCCTTCTTATGTAAATATCCCAGAAGGATACATGTCAGTTTGCTTTAGCAACAAAATTATAAATAAAATAACTAATCAAAACAATTATTCAATTGAAGATTACTATCGTTTTTTTTCGAAAAATGAATATTGTTTCACAAGCGACGACTTGATGATTGGAAATTTTTTATCTATGAACAATATTTATATTTATAAAATTCATGACGATAAAGCAAACTTTAATCTATGGTGGAAATCTGGATGTGAATTACAATACGGAAAATCTGGTGATGGTATAATGCATTTGGACACAGATCAACATTTCACTCGATATAATAAAGCATTTCAATATTTAGTGGAAAACAACATGAATTATTTTGTTATCGGTTAAATCTACTTAATTTCATTTTTAACTCGTCCTTAATAAATCTTTCAATATTTTCAACTTTCACTGTATATGGAACTTCTATTAAAATTATATTTTCATCTTTACACATTCTTCTTTTCATATCATCACGATATTTTTGATTCAAAAAAGCTTCATTATTTTTATGAAAATAAGGAACATACTTATAATGCTGTTGACCATTGAATTCCACGGCAATTTGTAATTCGTCATTATAACAGTCTAATTCCAAATTGAAATTTCCTCCTGTCACTGGATTATTTAAAAAATTAGGTCTTGCTTTATTGAAAGGTTTATTGAAAATTTTTTCTAATACTCTTCTGCATTCTATTTCACCTTTACTGTCAGTTCGGACCCGATTCGTCTTAAAATCATTTTTATCAACAAATGATGATGATGTTTTTGAATCATAAAAATATTTTGTTGACCAACTTCCCTTTTCTCCTTTATATTTTCTATATATAGAAAACAAAATTATCAGTGCTATACATACACCAAATATTAATTCGAAGCTATAATCTTTCAAGAAATCAATTCCATTTTTAATATCATTTAATTTTTTAATGCTATTACCCATTTTTTATTTATATCAAATATTTTTTATTATTCAAAATTTTCACGACAAACAGGACATGTTGTTTTATAAGTTGACCATTCTTTTACACATTTAGTATGAAATAAATGGTGACACTTTGAAAATGACACTTCGTCTTCGACAGTAAAATCTTCTAAACATATACAGCAATTCTTTTCTTTGTCATCTGTAGTTAAACTATTATATTTAAAACTTTCTATTTCCATTTCGTCATTAATTTTTGCGACAGTTGGTTGTTCATCAAAGCTTTGATTTAAAACACTTTCAAATGGATCAATTATTCTATCAATTATTCTATCCAAAAATACATCATTTAATCTTCTTATATTATTAAATCGTCTTTCCGAAGTTGACGGGTATCTAAAACCCATATCAAACGATGATGATTGTGGAATAATAATTGAATTTGTTCGAGATGGGTAATAATAAGTTGATGGTGTAAGTGGTTCTGAAATCGCTGGAATTGACACATTTCTAGTGCTTGTTATATAAGTCATCAAAACTTGTTCGAAAATTCTATCAATTTCTGAATAATTATCAATTATATCATCACTGGGTTCATTATTATTGTTATTATTCATACTATTATATTCATGGTCATATTCATATTCATCTTCTTCTTCGTATTCGTCTTCGTGATTATTATTATTCACAGTATTATATTCATCTTCATAATTTAAATTCATAGATGATTCATCCATCGGTTCTTCTTTATTTTCTTCATCGGACATCTTTTATATTTAAGATATGTTTTTTTTAAAATACATTTTCATGACTAAAATAATATATTTTTTATATTATTTTATTATATCTAACGTCGTAAATATCTAATCTGCTTTTTTACTATACTAATTACATTTTTCAAATCAACATCATTTTCTAATAATAAATCAGAATATTTCGTTTTTATTTTTTCATTTCTCCAACCAATTGCTTCATTATAAATTTCAAGTTTTATATAAGATTCACTTGATAAATATTTTTTATTATAGAAATCATCTGAATCATAATCCGAACAATCACTATTAGCTTCAAATGTGTCAGTCTCTTTAAAATAACATCCAATCTCTTCCAATGTTATATTCATTTTTCCAGTTGTAAAAACAACCTCCAAAATATTTTTAATAATGTAATCATGCCCCATTTTATTTTATTTATTTTTTATTTTTAAATATCAATTGATCGGGCTTCACACAATGCCATTTTATCAACTTTTTCATTATATTCATTACCTGAATGCCCTTTAATCCATTCAAACTCAACTTTCTTATTTAATGACACTTTTTCATATTCTTCCCATAAATCTTGATTTGCTTTCCTTTTCCATTTTCCTATTGCACAATTTATTACATATAGACTATCACTATATATTTTACATTGTTCTTTCGGTTTAATAAATCTAAGTCCTTCTATAACTGCTAGTAATTCCATTTTATTATTAGTTGTACTTTTAGCTCCATCACTCATATGAATTTCTCGATCTTTATCAATAAGTATAAAAGCCCAACCTCCAGGACCACCTGGATTTTTCAAACAACTACCATCTGTAAATAAAATATTCATCTCTTAATTTTATATAATAAAAAAGCTCATTTATTTTCAATTTTTTCATACAGAAGATGATGTGATTAATTATATTAAATAAACATGTTTTTATTTAATATTTTCCAACCAGTGAGAATTGAACTCACGACACCCGGATATCAATTATCAGACAGTTACAGTCCGGTGCTCTACCAACTGAGCTATGGCTGGTTATATTAAAAACACATATCTTTAAATTTGTTTTATTATATTCACATTTAAAAAATGAAAAATGTTTATTTAAACATGAAATTAGATTTATCCGTCGTGGCATGTGATTTAAATGATGATTACACTCAATTTTTTGATATTGTGAAATACTCTTGGAAACATTATGTCGGAATTGAAACGAAATTTATTTTGGTCTCTTCTTTTATACCTGATGATTTATTGAAATTTAAAAATGATATAATTTTATTTAAACCCATTAAAGATATTCCAACAGCTTTTCAAGCACAATGTGTCAGACTTTTATACCCAGCTTTAATGAATGATGTTAAAAATTCAATTATTATATCTGATATGGATCTAATACCTCTTAATAATTATTTTTACACCGAACCAATTAAACACATCGACGAACAAAATTTCGTCGTTTATAGAAACGTTATTTCAGAACATTTACAATATCCAATCTGTTTTTGTGCAGCTAATTTTAAAACTTGGTCTGACATTTTTTCTATTAAAACAATTTTAGATATCAATAATACCATCGAACATTGGTATGAATATTATATAAATAAAGGACACTTTTATCAAATTTCATCTCCTTATTCAGTAATTTGGGCATGTGATCAATTGAAACTTTTTGAATATGCAAATGCATGGAATGAAAAAACAATGAGATTGACAACTTTTTCAGACAAAGACACAAAATTTAATAGATTAGATAGACACGACATATTAGAAATTGATAAACACATTTATGAATATAAAGTTAAAATTAAATTCGGAGTCTATTCAGATTTTCATTTACCTAGACGTAGTTTTTATAAAAATTTAATTGAAACCCTTATCTATTAGGTTTACAAAAAAATTGATTTTTTGTATTTTTTTGTTTGATATTTTTCAAAACCTTTTGAAATGTCAACTTACCAAAACGCCTCCTCCAATTACATTTGCAGAAACGGCAACCAAGATTGTTTTTGTCTAGAATGTTGTCATAATGAAGAAGACGAAGGTTATTGTCAATGCGATTTATGCATTGGATTGGTTGAAAATAACCATTTTGAAGAAGAACAAAAAAGAAAGGAAAATTTTAAAAAAATATGTGATTTCTTTCAATTACCTTCGGTTTATTCAAATATGGAAATTAAAGATTTCCATAACACCGATTCAATATTATATTATAAATTTATTGAAAATAATGAAATAAATTCTGATGAAATAACAAGTCTTTTGAAAGAATATTTGTCTTCAATTGGATCAGAAGACACTGGTTTGACAAAAAAAATAAAAATTATGATTTTAGTTCAAATCATTAATCTTCCAAATATTAGAAAATTTATAACCGCACACAACAAACTTTTTGATGTTATTAGTTATAAATTAAAAGACTTCTCTAAAAGCAATGATAAAGTATTTGCTTCATTTTTAGAACAATTTAATTTCTGTGTATAAAAATTTTCAACTTGATTTAAATACATTTTTAACTTTGTTCAACACTATTATACACAGTTCTTTCATTATTCCTTACAATTTCCGTTTCGCTTTTGAAACTAATGACTCGATTACTATTTCTTGGTCTACTAAAACACCTTATGAATCGAACTCTGTAATTTTTGGCGATTATTCTCCTGATAAATTAGACTTATTTTCAGAAGGAAACTAGATTCAGTATCATGATTCTTCAGTTCTCATCACCACGTATCAATAAATGGAAAAAAAGATGAAAATGGAATCTATCATGTTATATCAGGTGCGGCGGAATATCAGGAAAGACCTGATACTGATGATTATTTAGAACATGATTAAACTGAATATTATAACTACAAAGATTTTTGATTTGGAATACTCACGGTTTTCAATAATAATAGTTTAGTTTGGAATTATCATAGAAGCTCAGATGGAATTTCACTTGATTATTTTAATTTTTTTAAATAAAAAAATTCTTTTAAATAATAAAAATGTCGGAAAAAAAAATTCTTATAATTGAAAAACTAAAACAAATTAGTGCTGAAATAGAAAAACTTAAGTTAGAATTGAAAACAAAAGAACAAAATATTACCCAACTTAACAAAAATATTTTAAGTGCATCTGATTCAGAAAAAGAATTGGAATCTACAATTGAAAGATTAAATGGTGAATTAGTTGAATTAAAAAGTAACTCAACTAAAGGGAATGTTGAATCACAATCTCAAATTGAACAATTAAAACAAGAAATTTACCAATTAAGTCAAGAAAAAGGAGAATTCAAATTAACAATTAAACGTTTAAAAGAAGAAATTGAAAATTTAAATACAGACACTGACTCTATATTGGAAGAGGTTGCCGAAATTGAAAAACAAGTTAAAAGTGTAGCCGATGGCGGTAGAAAGAAGTCAAGATCAAGAAGAAAAACAAAGTCTATGAAACAGATTAAGAAGAAATCCAAAAAGAAGTCTATGAAACAAATCAAGAAGTCTAAAAAGAAGTCTAAAAAGAAGTCTAAAAAGAAGTCTAGAAAGAAGTCTAGAAAATCCAAAAGAAGATTTTAAAGAAAAATAAAAATAAAAAAAAATATAGAATAAAAATGGAAGATGCTATAATACAATTGAGTGGTATACAAAAAAAGCATACACAAATATTAAACAAATTAAAAAAAATACAACTGGAAATTAACATTATGCTATCCAAACAAGGTGGAAAAAATAAAGAAATCCAAGAACTAATA